GGCATCGTTCTCGGTGATTTTTGCGTAATACAGTCTGTCAAGACCGATCGTTGCCATGATTCATTCCTCCAGTTCGTAGATTTGCGCCACATCAATGGCGTAGTGATGGTAGCCGGTCTCGGTCTCAAAGCCGATGTACCGGCGGTCGGTAATATAAAAATCTGCACCCAGCAAGGCACGGACGAGTGCATTTTTCAGTTTGGTGTAGCTGCCCTTTGTGAAGAGGGACAGCCGTGCCTCCTGCGTTTCGCAGCCGGGAGCGTTGTCGGCGTGAAGCTCGAAGTTGTCCGACAGCGGCGTGATGACCAGATAGGTGTCCGGTGCTTTGCCGGAGAACACACCCGTTTCCACGGACACACCGCAGCTTTCGGCGATGGTTTGTAAATCGGATAGCAGGCTCACAGCTTTTCCACCTCCTCATCCAATGCCTTGGTCATGGCATCGATGCATTCTTGTCGGGATGCGGTTTTCGCAGGTTTCAGAAACGGTTTTGCAGGCTGACCGTGCTTGCCGTATTCGAGAATGTTGGCAAGTTTGGCGTTGCTGCCGCCGTCCGAGCGAGGTTCGGCGAAACCGACCTTGATGTCGTGGTTGCCGTCCCGGTTCAGCTTGGAGGGAGAAAGGCCAAGCGCACCTTCCAGTTCGCCCGTGGTGCGGGATTTGAACTTTGTCCCTCTGCCAATAACGGAGGAGAGATTGCTCTTGACTTTTTTCAGCACCACCTCGCCACCGGCCTGCAGGACGGTATCCGCAACGCTGTCAAAGTTGCTGCCGAGCTTGGAGATCTTCAGAAGGAAATCCTCCGGCATTTTCATTTCAGCTTTTGCCAATGGTGGGTTCACTCCTTTTCGCTAAAACCTCAGTGTACATCCCGCGCCCCTTTACATCCTCCACGGATACTATGTCGTAGCGACAGTCATCGCAGATGAGAAACTGGTCAGCCGTGACCGTCAGCCCCGGAATCCGCCGAAAGCGGAACAGGTCAGTAGCTTCACTGAATGCAGCGAGGTTTGCCCAACGCTGGCTGCCGTGTCGACCTTCCCGGTATACACGGACGGAAGCGAGGACTTCATCCTCGGAATGAGTGAAGCCCTCGCTGTCCTTGACCTGTCTTGTTTCCACGATATCTGCAAAGCCGTTCATTTTTCCAAAACTCATACCTGCCACCGCCTATCCAAGCGGAGCAGCAGATTGACGGTGTTCCACACCTGCTGCGCCGCTCCGGTGTTATCCGCAAAGAAGCCGCCCGTGCTGCCGTCCCGGCTTTCGTAGAAGTGGGACGACAGCATGATGACGGCTTGCTCCGTGGTGGGCGGCATGGGGTTCTCTTTGTAGAAGCCCTCCGGGATGTGCTGGTAGCTTTCGGCGTAAGAAACAGCGGCGGTGATGTAGCTTTTCAGCAAGGCATCATCCGCCGTGTGTTCCAGGATAAGGTTGGCTTTTACTTTGGAAAGAAGCTCGTCCATCATCGCCGCCTCCTTTCATTAGCCGCCGGAAGAGGCAGTGCCCTTCTGCTGCAGCACCTTGATAGCTTCGGGCAGAATGAGCTTGCCATCCAGTCGCTTGGATGCGATAAAACCGATCTGGCCGGTCTCCGCAAAGCGCTCGTTCAGACGCTTGAAGGTAATACCCAGGCGGTCGCCGATCCAGTAGTAGTTGAAGTCACCGAACGCAACGGTCTTCTGACCGGCTGCCAGCTCCGGCGCATAGGGAGAGGTGTAAATACGCTTGCCGAGCAGCGTATCAAAACCGCCCTCGTGCAGAGCGGGCTGCCACAGATACTGGCCGTTGGAGTCCTTCAGCTTGCGGATGTTCTTCATGGTGGAGTCATTCAGAAGCCACACGGCGTTCTTGCGGTAGGCGCTGTTCAGAGAGTAGAACAGGTCGATGAGCTCATCGGCGGTGATGACGGTCGCAGAACCGGCCGTGACGCCAAGCTGACCGCCGCCAGTGGCATTGAAAATGCCCGTGGGCTTGCCGCTGCCGTCGCCGGTGAGGAACGCCTCTTCCTCCTTGTTGCCGATACGGCGGGCAAACTCGGTGCGGAAGTAGGCTTCCAGGTCAAAGGCAGAGTCGTTCAGAAGCTCCTCGGACACCTTGATCATGGTAGCGACCTTGTGTGCGCCGATGAGCTGCTGACCGAAAGCATCATCGCCTTCGGGAATGGTGCCTTCCTCATCGACCCAGGCGGCAGTGCCCTTGGTGGCGACGATGGGGATCTTGTGACTGCCGGAGGCAGTGGTAATGACATGAGCCAGGCTCCTGACCACATTCTCGGCTTCGAGGGACTGCACCAGCGTCTGCTCGAATTCATCGGGGACGAGGTAGCCGCCCTCGCTATCTACGCCTTCCTGCAGAGCGTTACGGATCTCTGCGGTCATCATACCGCCCTTGGTACGGGCCTGCGCCCAGAACGCCTTCTTATAGGTGTCGGAGGCACGGCCGGTCTTGGTGTCCACCTTTGCCGTATCGGGCTTCTGGGTGATGGGCGTATTGACCGGAGTGTTCAGCTCGCGCTCGAAAGCGTCCAAACGCTCCTGGCGCTCGATCTCACGGCCGAGGTCGACGATCTCCTGTTCCATCTTCTCATAGGTGGCGGTGTCCTCAGCAGAGAGGACGCCTTTGTCACTTCTGTGGGAGTCGAGGAACGCCTTCGTCTGCTCCCAGGTCTTTGCACGCTGTGCGCGCAGTTCGTTGATCTTACTCATTGTTTGTATCCTCCTTAAGGTTTGATAAGTGCGAGTCTCTTTTCGAGCTCGGAGATGGGTGTGCCTGCGGGTTTCGCAAGTTCGGACGGGGTGTGATGGCTCTTGACCTTGGACATGAGCGAGTTGGTGACGGCTCTGCGGCTGAACACGAAGCTGTCCTCCGCAGCGGCGCTTTCACCGTCTGCCTTGAACAGCAAATCATCGGCAAAGCCCAGCTCCACAGCCTTGTTGGCATTCATCCAGGTCTCGGCATCCATGAGGTGGCTGAGCTTGGCACGGGACAGGCCGGTCTTGATCTCGTAGGCATTGATGATGCTTTCCTTGACTTCGGAGAGCATATCGATTGCCTTCTGCATCTCCTCGCTGTCACCGATAGCGACCGTCAAGGGGTTGTGGATCATCATGAGTGCCGTGGGCGACATGAGCACCTTTGTACCCGCCATCGCAATGACGGATGCGGCAGAGGCGGCAATACCGTCAATCTTGACTGTGACGTCACCGTGGTAGTCCATCAGCATATTGTAGATTTGGGCGGCTGCCACGCAGTCACCACCGGGCGAGTTGATCCAGACAGTGATATTCCCGGAGCCGGACATCAGCTCATCCTTGAAAAGCTGCGGCGTGACATCATCGTCAAACCAGCTCTCCTCAGCGATCGTGCCGTTTAAGAACAGGGTTCTCTCTTGGATCTGTTCCTGCGTCTCCTCGTTGGTCACTGTCCTGTTTTTCCAATTCCAGAACTTCTTCATCGGATTTTTCCTCCTTTCCGTTATCGGTGTTGATATTTGCAAAAGCTCCGGCGTTTTGCAGCGGGAGCATATTGCCGTTGATGAGGTACAAGTCGCCGCCGTCCTCTGCCGGGATGCGGTCGAGGTTTTCCAGCTCACGGATGTCGTTTGCAGACATCCAGCCGTTCTGGCGACCGATGGCGTACCCGTTCATGCGGCTCTGGTAATCGCCGCGGAGCAGACCTTCCAGATTGAACTTCACGAAATACACGGCTTTCTCGTCCTTCGACAGGAGCGACCGCTGGATGGACTGCTCCCAGCGGATGACCCAGGGGTCAAGGGTGTACTTCACGAACTCAAGGGACTGCTGCTCAATATTAGAAAAGCTCGACTTTTCCAGGTCGCCGACCATGTGGGGCGGGACTCGGAAAATTCGAGCAATTTCATTGATTTGGAATTTTCGTGTTTCGAGGAACTGTGCCTGCTCCGGCGAAATGCCGATTGGCGTATATTTCATACCTTCTTCCAGTACGGCGATTTTGTTTGCGTTTCCGCTGCCACCGAAGGTGGACTGCCAGCTCTCACGCACACGCTGCGGGTCTTTGATCGTACCGGGGTGTTCCAGCACACCGCCCGGAGCGGCACCGTTGGCGAAGAATTTTGCACCGTACTCCTCGCAGGCAATCGCCATGCCAATGGCGTTTTTCGCCATAGCGATGGGACTGTAGCCCACCAAGCCGTCAAAACCCAAACCGGGAATGTGAAGCACTTCGGATGGGTCAAGATAGACCGTTGAGCCTTTCATGGTGGGGGCATCGTCGGACTGGGTAGAATAGAGGTAGTAGAGCTTGCCGTTTTTATCCCGGTTGACCTCCATGCGGTTGGGCATAAGTGGGTACAGCGCCACCACTTCGCCCTTGCCGTTTCGGATGATCTGAGCGTAAGCGTTGCCCCAGAGGAGTAGGTGCGTCATGAGGGTTTCCCGGAATACAAAGGAACTCATCTCTGGGTTCGGCTCATCGTGGAGCAAATGGTAGAGCGGATGGTCGAGCGCCATTGCCTTGCCGCCGCTGTCCGTGTATTTATAAAGGTGCAGCGGCAGTCCTGCGACAGCTTCCGACAAGATACGGACGCAGGAATACACGGCGGTCATCTGCATGGCCGAGCGCTCCGTCACCGCTTTGCCGGAGGTCGTGCCGCCCATGAAAAAGGCGTAGTTGCTTCCCATCGTGCGGCCTTGAGGCTTGTCCCTGGATTTGAACAGCCCAGAAAAGATACCCATTGACATCACTCTCCTTAAAAATGGGAAAAAGAAAGCACCTGTCCGTAGACAGATGCTCTCGTTGTGCTGAATTCAGATCGTTTCGGTTTCGCTCAGTTGACGGCTGATATCCCGTCCACCATAAATCACACGCACGGCATAGACCGTGCTTTTGCTTTCGTCCGGGTAATAGAAAATGAGATAGTTTTTGACCGGAAAGCAGCGTAATCCTTGGCTTTGCCAGGGCTCCTCATCGTAGAGCCGATACCGCATGGGCATCTGCTTCAAAGAGAGGATCTCTTTTGTAATATGCCGTACCAGGTTCACAGCGACCTTCGGTTCCTGCAACTCATAGGTGATATAGTCCAGAATATCTCGAAGGTCTTGTTTTGCCTGGTCGGTGAACTCTACTTCCCAGTTCATACGCCGTAGTCTCTTTTCAGTTCATCCATGACGCTTTGTGCAGAATGGGTGCGACCAGCACGGATATCTGCCATGCCTTTCTCAAGCTCTGCATCCTTCTGCTCCTTCGTCAAAGACCCAAAAGCCACCGGTTTGCGCTCCGGCAGTTTCATTTCAAACGGAATGCCGCGCTGCAGAACGATCTGCCGCAGAAACATACTGACCGCATTGGACATGGGGATACCCAGTTGATCAAGTACCTGTTCGGCCTGTTCTTTGATTTCAGGCTCTACACGCGCGAATACATTAGAAGTTCTTGCCATAACTCATCGCCTCCTTGCGAATATAGTATACCACTTTTGCTTGCGATATGCAAGCGGTTCGCAAGAAGTTTACAATTTCAGATAAACAGCAGGCCCCTTGTGTCGTATACGCTCTCTACATTCTCATTGCCGCAGCGGATAGCGCGGTCGAGTGCCATTATCGTTGCCACAGCGCCGTCGATTTTCTCTGTGGATTTTTCCTTGTCCGGCTTGATGTTTCCGGCAGGGTCGGTGCGGATGAAAATGTTGTCCATCATCCAGCGGAGAACCGGATGCCCGCCGTGGGCTATTTTCTGCTCCAGCACCAGTTTCATCAGCTCCTTGGTGGGCGGGGACATATCTTTGAAGCCCTGTCCAAAGGGAACGACCGTGAAGCCCATGCCCTCAAGGTTCTGCACCATCTGCACAGCACCCCAACGGTCAAAGGCGATCTCCCGGATGTTGAAGCGTTCGCCCAGGCTTTCGATGAACTTCTCGATGTAGCTGTAGTGAACGACATTGCCCTCGGTGGTCTGCAAAAAGCTCTGCCGTTCCCACACATCGTATGGCACATGGTCACGCCGGACCCGCAGGTCGAGGTTGTCCTCCGGTATCCAGAAGTACGGCAGGATGATGTACTTGTCGTCCTCGTCTTCCGGTGGAAACACCAGAACGAATGCTGTAATATCCGTTGTGGAGGACAAGTCCAGACCGCCGTAACAGACACGGCCTTCCAGATCGTCCTCGCTGACGGCGAACTCGCATTTGTCCCACTTATCCATCGGCATCCAGCGCACCGCCTGTTTCACCCACTGGTTAAGTCTCAGCTGCCGAAAGGAGTTCTCCTCGCCGGGGTTCTGCTTGGCGGATTCGCAGGCGTCTTTGACCTTGTCGATACCAACTGTAATGCCGAGGGAGGGATTGGCCTTCTTCCAGACCTTCGGGTCCGTCCAATCGTCCGATTCCTCTGCACCGTAGATGACGGGATAGAAGGTGTGGTCAATTTTGCGTCCCTCGATGATGTCCTTGGCCTTCTGGTGGATCTCATAGCAGATGGACTTCGTATCATTGCCGGCCGTGGTAATGAGGAAATATAGTGGCTGCATTCGGGCGTCGCCGGAACCTTTGGTCATAACATCAAAGAGCTTGCGGTTTGGCTGGGTGTGCAGCTCATCGAACACCACGCCGTGGGTGTTGAAGCCGTGTTTGTTGCCGACATCTGCGGAGAGCACCTGGTAGATACTGCCCGTTGGCTGATAAATGAGCCTCTTCTGGGAATCCAGTATCTTGACCCGCTTGGAGAGTGCCGGGCACATCCGCACCATGTCAGCCGCCACATTGAAAACGATGGAAGCCTGCTGTCGGTCGGCAGCGCAGCCGTAGACCTCGGCTCGTTCTTCTCCGTCACCACAGGTAAGCAGAAGCGCCACCGCAGCGGCAAGCTCGGACTTGCCTTGCTTTTTTGGAATTTCAATGTATGCTGTATTGAACTGTCGATAGCCGTTGGGCTTGAGGACACCGAAAATGTCCCGGATAATTTGCTCCTGCCAGTCGATGAGCTCGAAAGGCTTTCTCGCCCAGGTGCCTTTGGTGTGGCACAGACTTTCGATGAACATGACGGCATAATCCGCTGCGTCCACATCGTAGTGGGAGGTTTTCTCCATGAACCTTGTGGGCTTATATGTTTTCAGTTTTCTCGTAGAGACCACCTCCAAGGTATAAAAATAGCCGCCACCGAAATCGGTGCGACCTTCCGTACAACGAGCAGCAGCCCCTTTCGGAGCCGTTGCTTTGAGTTGTTGTGGCTTACCAGTTCTCGCTGTGGAGCAGAAGCTCCAGCGTAAGCTGCGTGTTCTCATCGGCGGGTTCAATGTCCCAGCCTCTGTCGTAGTTGCAGACGATTTTGCCGTCCCGCTTGAGCATGAGCTTGGAAATGCGTCCGCCCTCGATGCCCCACTCGGAGCCTTCCTCATACTGCTTTATCCAGTAGTGAAAAATGTCTCCGTTTACTTTGATGCTTCCTTCTTTCCACACAACCGTGTACCTCCGTTTGTTTTGTTGTGAGTGTATATTACCGTCATATTCGGGATATATCCAGTCATTTCGGAGGCATATAGTACATGATCATTCGGAGTAAAAACTGTGTATTTTACAGCGTTATTCCGGCTGGTGGCAGCGGTGAATGGAGGCGATGATCTGCTCCTGCTCCTCCGGCTTTACGCCGATGGAATCGAGCGCCTCCCGTGTGCCACAATCCGGGCAGATGAGGGTTTGGTTGTCAACTCTGGAAAGAGCAGCGGGTTCACTGTAGGCACGACCACACCGTGGGCAGATTTGAATCCGTATCACATTATTTTCTTTCATATCCGCATACCTCCAGGGATTTATCATAGGCCGCAAGCAGAATGCCTGGGTCAAAGTTAAAGGTGTCGTAGCCCTCAAGGCAGGTGTCCATGTAGAAATCCGACGGAACGCCGATTGGTCTTTCCTCATGCATGATATAGACGAAAGCTGTGACCGTTCTGTGCTTACCTGTGCGGATACCTTTATATTTCACCTTAAGCTCCCGCTTGTAGTAGAAATTGGGGTAGCCTTCATAGCGGTCGAGGGCTTTCTCGTCCTGCGCGGTCACTTCCCAGATAACGATGGGAACTGTACCGGTTTCACATTTCTCAATCGTGAGGTAAGAGCCGGTCTTGCTGCCCTTGAACAGAAGCTCCCATCCGCTGAGTCTTGCCGTGCCGCAGATGGTCGCATGAGGGCAGCGCATCCGCATCTGGCGGATATTGAGGTTGCTGCCGTAGGCGATGTAATAGCGTTTTTCCATAAAAAATACTCCTTTCCGAAGTTGCCTTCTACCACCGAAAGCCCGCCATCAGCGGGTTCGGGGGTCTCTGGGCTGCGTCCTTCAAGCGGCTGCTCTGCCGCTGCGGAAGGCTGCATCCCCATCCAGGCGCTTCGTGAGGAGCTCTCTTGCGGTCTTGAACTCGTCGCCAATAAAGCCGAGGCGAAGGAGCCAAGTGCGCATTGCGTATTTGGGGTTCTCGTTCTGCTGGGGCTTGGGGCTTGCGGTTCTGACCGTCTTTGCCATCTGGCTCAGGGCGAGGCACAGCTGAATGTAACTCTTGAGTTGCCCAGCGTGGAGTCCGTTCTGCTTGCCGTCTGCCGGAGCATCGAACTGGAAGAGCCGGAACTCAACCGTTCCCTTGGTGAAGGTGGCGTGGAGGTTCAGCATATGGTAGCGGCTGTCGTTGTAGTGCTGGCTTCTGCCGTAGTCGGCATTCTGGCTACCGTACCAAATATCAGCCAAGGCTGCCATGGTGGTGGGTTTTCTGTTGTTCAGCCGTTCCAGGAATCTGGGGTCAACCGTGCGGCAGTAGCGGCTGATGCGGCCTCTGTCGAGGTTCAGTGCGCTTGCCAGGAGGTCTTCGTGGCTTGCCATGATGTTGGCGAGGTTTCGCAGTGTTTGGGGTGTGTGCCCCTTGGCACCAATGTGGATGTGAACGCCACAGCCTCTGGTGGCATCGCTTTTCGCTCCGGCTTTGCGGAGGCGGCGAATCAGCTCCTGCAAGGTCTCCATGTCAGCGTAGGTGAGGATCGGCGTGACCATCTCGCATTTCTCGCTGTCCGGGCCCGCGATGCTGACGTCCTTCTGGAATTTCCATTCCCGTCCGCTCTCGTCCCAGGCTGACCAGGTGCAGTACCCGTTGCGTCTTGCGGTGTCCTCGTATCTGCCTGTGCCGAAGAAGTCGGCGGCGAGCTTTGCGGCGGCCGACCTTGTAATGCTGTTCATCTCGACCTCGACCCCAATGGTCTGCTTTTTCATTTCGGCGACGTGGTTTTCTGTTCTCTGGCTCATTTTTGTGCCCTCCGTTTTGCTTTGTTTTCCCTTTCGGTAGTCACATATTACCTCTGAAAGCACACTATATCCAGTTATATCTGAGTCATAAACTACACGATCTTGTGGTCTGAAAACTGTGTATATTACAGCAGTTTACGGCAGATATCCTCACCGTATGCCACGCTCAGACCGCAGCCGTTATCCCACGCAACCATGATGCTGCCGATGTCATCCACACCTCGCACGGTGCCTTTCGTGCCGACAGGCGGTGCCTGTGGGTCATCCATCTGAACAAGCTCCACACGGGTGCCGACTGGGTATTCCTTACGGATACGCTCGACCGTCTCTTTACTCGGAAATCTCATGCTGCGCACCTCCGTTCCTGAATGCCGAGGAGCCGGACAGGTTCTTCAGCAGGATTTTCCGCGCGGTTTTGTATTCCGCGCCGATAAAACCCAAGCGAAGCAGGAAGCAGCGGAATGCATATTTCTCATTGTCGGTCGGCTTTTCTGTTGTGTTGATCCGTTTCTGATTCCGTGCCATCTCGCACAGCTTGCAGATGAAGGTGTCGTAGGCGTTCATCTCGTCCGGGGTGGGAGTTGCCGGGAACCAAGGGAAGGATACCTTCGTGTCGGTAACTTCCAATGGCAGGTCAGCGACTCCGAGGGCTTTCTTGATAAGACTTCCCTTGGCTGTGATGAGTGCCTTGAGATTTTCCAGATTGCTGTCGGTGAACAGGCTCTTCGGCATGGAAACGCAGACGGCGCAAGGCTCGTCCTCATCCTCGGTGTGGCTCTGGTCGATATCAAAGCCTTCATCGTAGATGTGCTGAAGCAGCTGCTCGATGACCTCGCTGTCGGCACGGTCGTCAAAGGAAAGGCTGCCGTTTCGGTCGATGGTGAAGTAATCCACCTCATAGTTGAATGTGGGCGCACCGCAGTACTTTGCGGGGGCACCAAGCCAGTCGGAGATGGTCTGCACCAGCCGCTTGCGTTCCGCACCCTGGGCATTAATTGTAATCGTCATTTAAGTGACCTCCTTGATTTTTGGTAGTCACATATTACCGTCATGCTCGGCATATATCCAGCTATATCTGCACATTTCCAATGTAGATTATGTCGGGTCATTCTCGGCGCATAACTGTGCATACCACACGATCCCGCAGAGCACGAACCATACGCACGGCAGCGCCACACCGTTGCCCCACATCTTGTATTCCGCGCTGTCCGAGTACGGGTCTTTCAGCCACTTTGCGACCTGCTTGTCGGATTTCATTTTGCAGCCGGTCACTTCGGAGTAGGTTCTGAACACCTTATGCCAGAAGTACATTTCTTCATCGGTCGGTTTTTCCGTGCCGAGGTCAGCACACCAGTTGTCTGGGAAACCTTGAAGTCTGGCACATTCGGTCGGGGTCAGCCTGCGCACGGTATATCCTCCAGCGGGACACACGACATTCGGGTCTTTATAGTCTCGTGCCATAATCGCCGGGGACTGATTTTTCTCCACCTGGGTAAAGCTGCCGGTGGTCATAGCATATACGGCGTGCCGGTCTGCCGTATCCAATGTGAAGCAGACATCTTCGTTCACGCCGCTGCCTTGGGGACCGTTTTTGTTATCTCTGCCAATCATAGAGCCTTGCAGTACAAAGGTCTGCTGCTTTGTTCCGGCATTGGCGCACAACACAGCGGAGCGGTCACCGAGGTCACGAACTTCATCACGCTGATTCTGCGTGAAAGCTACCACGGCGATGCCGCCTTGGTTGCAGGAGGGATTGCCGCCGTTGCCGTCAAGCGTCCGTGCGGTTTCCGCTTCGTAGATTCCGCTGTGGGGATTATCCGACTTCATGGCATTGGAATCCTTGGAGCAGATGCCGAAGGGCTGAAGGACGCAGGTGAAATTGTCCTTGTCCGGCATACGCTGATTTCCTCCGGCATTCTGCTTGGTGAGGGTCGGAGAAACCTGTCCGCCGTCCCAGCCGCAAGGCTCGAACAGCGTCTGGTCGTTGTTACAGGACAGAGTCGCGGACTTATTCTCCTGAATGAGTGCACCCTTGCCGCCGCCTTCGCAGCCGGAGCGGATCTTCATCACAAGCGGTACATTGTTGCCGCCCGTGCCCATGCGTGAAGTCAGTGTCTGCACATTCCCGTCCTCGGAAAGTTTGACTCTGCTGTCGGTCGGATGGTTTTCCAGTGCGACCGCCGCGGGAACGACCCCAGCACGGAGCGTGGGAGAGCATTCCTCCTCATAGCCGATGGTGCGGCTCTTTGCGGAATGCTCGGTGCAAAATCCTGCCGACTCCATCACGCAGGGCGGATGCCCGTGATTTTCTGCTCGGAGCGTTGCCGCAACATCCTCGGAAACTTCCATGCGGCTGCCGCCCTGGTCATTCAAAACAACGCCGTTACGACCGGTACTCATTCCGCAGTTTACGCCGAGGGTGGCGGAAGTGTCGTCCGTCAGACTGCCGTTGTATCCATCGAAGCCTGTCGCTCCAGCGCAAGGCGTAAAACCTGCGGCAGCTCTTTGCCACGAGCGGAAGCCCTCCGCAGAATACCCAGACAGGCCTTCTGACTCAAATAATATTTTTCCGGCACTTCCGCCTGCAAGATCTGCGACAAGGTAGATGCGGCGTCTTCGCTGGGGAACTCCCCAGTATTGTGCGTCAAGAGTTCGGTACGCAACGCTCCATCCGTCTCCCATGTAT